CCGCGTCTCGGTCGCGGGCGGCGGGTCTTTCTTGGGGGTTCCCATTCGATTCTCCACCGGCTGTCACACCCCGCGTGTGAGGGAGCCGCGCCAATGCCCGACGTGCGAGCGCTCGCGCGGTCCCCCCGGCCCGCGGGGCGTTCAGCCCGCCGAAACCTTCCAGTCGAGGTTGCAGCCCTTGAACTCTCCGTTGCCGAGCGGCACGGCCCCACGAACCGCGCGGGCGTGGACGTGTTGCGCGACCTCGCTCAAGAGGCTCGCGAGCGTCGCGGTGACTTCGAACTGGCCGACGCTGTGAGTCACGCCCGGACTGGCGATGAGCGGCTCGTCCGTGTCGTCGATGTTTTCGAGGCGCACGGCGAGAAGTTGCGCGAGCGACACCGCGAGGTTGGCCACCGCGTGCCCGGTCGCCGAGCGCGAGCGCGCCCAGACGATCGCGTGCAACGCCTCGGAGTGGGCCTTCGTCTCCGCGGTCACGACGCAGCCCTCGCCGCGGTCGTACGCAGAGAGCGCGTCGTTCGTGTCCGCGAGGACTTCGGGCAGCGCGCGCAGGGTGGCCGCGGGCGGCGGCACGGGCCCCGGCTCAGGGGCGGGCTTCGGGCGCGGCTTGCGCCAGTGCCCCAACGTGTCGGGGCCGCGATCGAGCACCATCTCCGCGAAGTCGCAGACCGCCGTCAGGCGAGCGATGGTTTCACGCGCTGCGCTGACCTTCTCGCGCGCCTCGTCCTTCGTGATGGCCAGCGTACCCGCGTCTTCGACGAAGAGCTGGTAGAGCTCGCCCTCGCTGTGTCCGAACAGACCGGAGAGCAACATCGCCCAGGTGTTGCCGTTGAGGTCCTGGTGCGTGCCGCGATAGACGACGTTGAAGAAGTGGTCGCGCAGCTCGCCGGGCGGGGTATGCTCGTCGCAGTAGGTGCGGCCATCGCCGGTCGCGGCGGTCCAGGGCTTCTTCGGAGTGCTCACGCGGCACCGCCTTCCGACGCCGCGAGGCCGAAGATGGTGCGGGCGTGGTTGAGGTCTTCGAGCGCGCGCTCCGTCTCGAAGATGACCTCGTTTCGACACGAGTAATCTTCTTCGAGCGCGCGCCACACACGGCACGCGCCGCGCCCGAACCACGCGCCCGCGAGCGCTTGCACGAGGTTGTTCGGGCAGTTTTCGGTCAGACGCTCGTCAGTGTCCCAGAGCGTCTGTCGTGAGGTTTCGAGGAGCGGCTCCGGTGTCGAACTCTTGGGCGCGGCCCTCTTGGCGGCTGCGAAGACGCCGCGTTGCACATACAGCCAAAGCTCGATCTGCCCCATCACCGAGGTGCGATTGTCGGGCGGGAGCGTCGCCAGGGCGGCTACGACCAAGGCTCGTCGCTCCACATCGTCGTCGTTCATCCGCTGCGCGAGGAGCTCTTCTTCGCGCGGGTGGCCATGCGGGATCGCGCCGCCCTCATCCTCGATGCGCTCCCCCGTGGTCGGTGCGAATCGGTCGCGCACCGACTTCACGCTGAGAATCGCGTGCTCGATCACGCCGCCCTCGAACCCACCGCCGCTCAACACGTCGATGGTCTGAGCGGGGGCCATGCGAATGACCGCCATCACGATCACGTCGTAGAGAGTGCGGTCCAGCGCTCCGAGCGTGGCTTCGTGGCGCTCGAAACACTCGGCCGCACCTTCGCCGCTGGCGTTCGCGAGGGCTCGAAGGAGCTCCTCGACGCAGGCACAGGCCCGCTCGACGGTCGCGACGGGGAAGAGCGCCAGCAGCGCCGGGAGAACGAGCGCGCCGATCTGACGAAACCGCTCCGTCATCTCGTGCGCGGGCGTGGTGTGACTGCGGGCAGACGATTGGACAGACGTCGCCCTTGTGGCTTGAGACGCCATTGAACAGACCTCCGGTGAGGCCGCGCGACATGCGCGACCAAGCGACGCGGAGCGCGAAGTTCAGCGCTCGTGCATCGTGGGGTCGTTCTACATGTTCACGATCGCGAACGCAAATCAAATGTTCGTGTTCGCGATCTTTTTTTGATGTTCCCTGGATTTCCAGGGGGACATGCGGTGAGTCGGGGGGATTCCACGGCGCGGAGGGTCGCACGTTCGCCGGGGTCGGGGGCAACTGTTCGGTCAACGGACTTGTGTTCCTCATCGCGAACAGGTACACCTTGAACTTGAGACATCATGGCGAAACCTCTCTCTCCTGGTCAGGTATTGCGCCACTGGCGCAAGGGCATGGGGTGGACGGTGCGCGGATTGGCGAGGATGCTCGCCGTCTCCCCCTCCGTCGTCTCCCAGCTCGAAAACAGCAAAGGCCCGCCCCCATGGATCGACCTCTGCCTGAAGTTCTGGGTGCTCTCGGACGGCACGATCCCCCCGTGGTTGTGGGCGAAAGACCCCACCGTCCAAAAAGCAGCCCGCCTCATCGCTGAGCGTGTTGCTCAGTGTTCGCAAACGAATACGTCAACCCAAACCCGAAGGGTAGCCCCCTTCGAGACATTTTCTGGCAAGGCGGCGGTGGGGTGATCGCCCTGCACCCCCACCAGCAGCGCGCCGTTGACGGCGTGCGCGCGGCGTTCCGCCGGTTCAAGCGCGTGCTCCTCGTGGCGCCGACCGCGTTCGGGAAAACCGCCACGGCGAGCGTCCTCATCACCTGGGCGGTGGCCAAGGGGAAGCGCGTGCTGTTTCTCGTGCATCGGCGAGAGATCGTGAAGGACACGCACCGACGGCTCACCGCGTCGGGCGTCCCGTGCGGCCTCGTGATGGCGGGGGAGCCCGCCGACCCGCTGTTCAACGTGCAGGTGGCGAGCGTGCAGACGATCGCGGCGCGGGAGTTTCACCCGCCCGCCGACTTCGTGGTCTGGGACGAGTGCCACCACTGCGCCGCAGACACCTACCGCGCCATCCACGCGCAGTACCCCGACGCGCACCACCTCGGGCTCACCGCCACGCCCGAGCGCGCCGACCGCGTGGGCCTGCGCGACGCGTTCGACGAGCTCGTGATCGGCGCCACCGTGCGTGAGCTGCAAGAGACCATCGACCCCGCGACGGGCCACCCCTACCTCGCGGCGTGCGACGTGATCGCGCCCGACGGCCGACAGGAGGGCCTCGCGGAGCAACCCGCCGACGCCTGGGTGCGCCTCGCGGGCGGACGTCCCACGGTCGCGTTCTGCAAGACGCGCTCGGACTCGCTCGCGCTCACGGAGGCCCTGACGAAGCTCAACGTGCAGGCCCGGCACATCGACGGCACGACTCCGACGCGCGAGCGGGAGACGACGCTCGCCGAGTTCGCAGCCGGGCGCGTGCAGGTGCTCTCGAACGTGTACGTGCTGACCGAGGGGTGGGACTGCCCGCGGGCGAAGGTCTGCCTGCTGGCGCGCGGGTGCGGGAGCGAAGGGACGTTCTTGCAGATGGTTGGGCGCGTGCTCCGCGCGTACCAGGGCGAACGGGCCCTGTTGATCGACCTCGCGGGCGCCGTGCATGAACACGGACTCCCCGACGAAGACCGCACCTTCACGCTCGACGGGATCGCGCGCAAGCCGAAGGAGAAGCGCGAGCCGCTTCGCCAGTGCGAGGCGTGCGGCTTCGTCGTGAAGTACGCGCAGTCGGGGCGGGCCTGCGCGCGGTGCATGGAGCCGTGGCCGGTGCGCAACGCGACGGTGGTGTCGCCCGCTCCCGTCGCCACGGTGACGCGCGAGAGCATCATCCCGAAGGCTGAGCAGCGGCGCATCTACCAGGACCTCGTGAGCGAGGCCGAGGAGCGCGGCTATAAGGTCGCTTGGGCGGGCTGCGAGTTCAAACGCAGGTTCGGCTTCTGGCCGAGGGGACTCACGGTATGACGGAACCGCAGATTCAGGACGCCATCCGGCTCGCGCTCGGCAAGCTCGATGACCTGGTGCTCTGGCGCAACAACGTCGGCGTCGCGCAGCACTGGAACGGCCGCGACGTAGAGACCGTCAAGTACGGCCTCGCTAACGGGAGCGCCGACCTCGTCGGCATCCTGCGCGTCACGCCGACGGCGGGCCGCTTCGTCGCGCTCGAAGTGAAGACCGAGACGGGCCGCGTCTCGCCCGAGCAAACGAAGTGGCTCGCGCTCGTGCGGAAGATGGGCGGCTTCGCGTGCGTGGTGCGGTCGGTCGATGAGGCCCTCGTGGCGATCGAGCGGGCGAGGGGAGGCGCGTCCGAGTGATGGCGCAACCGAAGCCGGACGAGCTCTCCAAAATGGGGCGCGCGGCGCTCTGGTACGCGGAGCGGCTCTCGTGGCGAGTCTTCCCGCTGCACACGATGGCGGGGGCGAAGTGCTCGTGCGGTCACGAGTGCGGCGAGAACGCGGCCAAGCACCCCAGGACGAAGAACGGTTTTCACGACGGGACGACCGACCCGTCGCAGATCCGCGCGTGGTGGGCGCGCTGGCCTGACGCGAACATCGGCATCGCCACCGGCAACGGGCTCGCCGTGCTGGACATCGACCCGCGGCACGCCGGGGACGAAACGCTCGTCGATCTTCGACGCCAGCACGGCGCACTCCCCGACACGCCCGAGTCGATCACCGGGAGCGGCGGGCGACACATCTACCTGCGCTTCCCGCCCGGCGCTGAGGTGCGCAACAGCGCTCAGAAGCTCGGGCCGGGCGTCGACGTCCGGGGCGAGGGCGGGTACGTCGTCGCGCCGCCCTCGATGCACAAGAGCGGGAGGGCGTACGGCTGGGAGGCTTCGTCGCGCCCGAAAGAGGTTGAGCTCGCGCTCGTGCCCGAGGCGTGGCTCGCGGCGATGACGCAGCGGCCCGCGCGTCACCTGCGCGCGCTCCCGGGCGGCAAGGGGGAGCTGATTCCCGAAGGCCAGCGCAACGAGGTGCTGTTTAAGCGAGCGGCCTCGATGCGCGCGGGCGGGTTCGACGCGGACTCCATCGAGGCCGCGCTCCAGGTCGAGAACGAGACGCGATGCCAGCCGCCGCTCGATCCGGCCGAGGTGAAGAACATCGCGCGCAGCGCGGGCGCGTACCCCCCGGGTCTCTCCCCGGACTACCAGAAGAAGCGCGACGAGGCCGAGGCGCGCAAGCGCGGTCCGAGCAAGAGCGAGAAGGCCGAGGCCGGCGACCCCGCGGCCGACGAAGCGCTGATCTTCGACCGGGGCGACTCGGTGGAGATCGCGGAGCGGCTGCTCTGGGAGATGGAGCTCGAGTCCGGGCATCCGATCGTCTTCGACCGCGGCGCGTTCTGGCAGTACGACCCGCCGCGCGGCGTGTTCGTCGAGCAACGGCCCGAGGTGATGCGCCGCCGTGTCGCGGGCTACGCCGGCCAGCCGAAGATGACGAAGGACGGGGCAAAGGGCCTCGCGCTCTCCGACGCGGCCATCAAAGGCGCGGTGAGCGTCGCGGCCACCATGGCGGCGCGCAGTGAGTTCTTCAACGGCGCGGCGCGCGGCATCACCTTCAGCAACGCATTCGTGACGGTGGAAGGGGGCGAGGTGAAGGTCAAAGACCTCTCCTACGAGCACCGTTCGATTCACGCCCTGGACATGCCGTACGAGGGCCCCGACTCGCCGACGACGCGGTGGACGGGGATGCTCCGCGAGGTGTTCCGCCGCCAGGTGCTCAACGAGGCCGGGGACGTCGTCGGCCTCGACGCGGACGACACCGAGGCGTGCATTCAGCTCCTGCAAGAGTTCGCAGGGGCGGCGATCATGGGCCTTGCCGCCACCTACGCCGTGTGCCTCGTGCTCGTGGGGAACGGCAACGACGGGAAGTCGCGCGTGCTCAACGTGCTCCGCGCCCTCTTCCCCAAGTCGGCGGTGTGCCACATCCCTCCGCAGCAGTGGGGGCGGTCCTTCGTGCTCGCCGAGCTCGCCGACAAGCGGCTCAACGTCGTGAACGAGCTGCCCGAGCGGGACATTCTCGACAGCGACCGCTTCAAGGCCGTCGTTGCGGGTGATCCGGTCACCGTCGAGCGGAAGTATCAAGACCCCTTCTCCTTGGAGACCGACTGCGCGCACGGCTTCGCGTGCAACGACCTCCCGGCCACGAAAGACCAAAGCCGCGGGTTCTGGCGGCGGTTCGCCGTGCTCCCGTGTGAGCGGCAGTTCCAGGCCGAGGAGGAGATCAAGGACATCGACAAGCTCGTCATCGCGGAGGAGCTCGCGGGCATCGCGGCCTGGGCCATCGAGGGCGCGGCGCGGCTTCAGAAGAAGGGCGCGTACACGGTCCCGCCGTCGGTCGCAGCGGCGAAAGCGGAGTGGCAGCGCGACAGCGATCAGGTGCGGCAGTGGGTTGAACAGTGCTGCATCGAGCTCAAGCGGGGCACTCCATCGAGCGAGGAGTCGCGCGTCGAGGATCTTTACCCCGCGTACAAGCAGTGGGCGCAACGCACGGGACACCAGCCGCTCCAACAGAACCGTCTCGCGCAGCGGCTCAAGGGCTTGGGCTTCGAACACCGCACGAAGGTCGCGAGGCTCTATCGGGTCAAGCTCAAGGCACAGCCGCCGACCTCGGACCCGGCGCGCGACTTCTCCTGGGACGATCCGGCGCGATGGGACGCGGAGGGGCGGCCTTGAACGACCGGGTGACAGGTGCGGTGACGGGTGGGGTGACAGTCCATGCGTCACCCGTAACCCCGCGTACGTGCTTCGGAATCTCGTCGGGTGACGGGGTGACGGTCTCCAGCCGAACTTTGCTTGTGCGCGTGCGTGCGCGCACGTGTAGGTCGGAAAACGGGTGTCACCCTGTCACCACGGGTATAAACACCAATGATTTCGATGGGTTGAGGGTGACGCCCCCCAACTGTCACCCTACGTGTCACCCGTCACCCTCGGGAGGTGCCTCGATGATCTGCACGCATTGCGGCTGCACCGTAAAGTGGCTTCGACGCGGGCTGTGCAGGAGCTGTCATCGCAAGCTCTCGGAGAACGGTGACCCCCTGCCTCCCGACCGACGTTCGAAACCGCCGCTCGATCCGACGCTTCAGGTGGCGTGGCTGCTCGCCATCGTCCTGCGCCTCCCCGACGAGCAGCAGCACGCGCTTCGAGAGGCGCTCAAGCAGCAGGGGACACCCCATGGATAAGAAGAATCCCCAGAACACCCCAGGACTCCCCAGGAAGGGGGGGGTCGATGCAAAGGCCGAGGTGATGCGGCTGCTCGCGGAGGGCCTCACCATCTCCGCGGTCGCAGCGCAAGCGGGCGTCGATCGCAAGACCGTGCGCGCCTGGCGCGACTCGATCGAAGGTCAGGCGCTGCTCGACGACGCCCGCAAGGCCCGCGCGGCGCAGTTCGCCGACGCCGCCGACCAGGGGCGACGCATCCTGAAAGAGTCCACGGCCAAAGCCGCCCTGCGACTCACGGAGCGTCTCGGCTCGAAGGTGCCGTTCGAAGCCGTGACCGCCGCGGAGGCTATCCTCTCTCGCGTGGGCCTGCCTCGCTCGACGCTCGTGCAGAGCTCGCCCGAGGAGGAGTTCGACCTCTCGCAGCTCGAAGACGCCGAGACCGCGCAGCTCGAAGCCCTGCTCGCGAAGGCGCGAAAGAAGACGTGAGGCTGCGGCTCCCGAGCGAGGCCGAACGCGACCGCGACGCCATCCGGCGCCGTGGACTCGCCGAGTTCGTGCGGCGGGCGTGGTCGCGCGTCGAGCAGACGCCGCTTGTGTGGGGATGGCACATGGACGCGGTGTGTGAGCACCTCGAAGCGGTCACGCGCGGCGAAATCGTCGAGCTCGTCATCAACGAGCCGCCGGGGCACTCGAAGAGCCTGCTCACCAACGTCCTGTGGCCCGCGTGGGAGTGGGCGAGCGACCCTGGCCAGCGCTACATCTGCGCCACCTTCGACCTCGACCTCGCCACACGCGACGCCCGCAAGATGCGCTCGCTGGTCATGTCCGACTGGTACACGGCGCGCTGGCCGGGCGTGGAGATCCCCACCGACCGCACCGCGTCGACGTCCGTCACGACGTTCACCAACACCGCGGGCGGCTTTCGCAACAGCATCACGCTGCGTGGGGCGGTGACCGGCAAGCACGCGCACAAGCACATCATCGACGACCCCATCGACCCCACGGGCGCGGCGCTCGTGTCGGGCGTCGAGCTTGACTTCGTGCTCGATTGGCACGGGCAGACGATGAGCACGCGCTTCGTCGATCCGACGCGACCGACGACCGTGCTCATCATGCAGCGCATCCACCAGCGCGACCTCGCGGCGAAGCTCATCGCCGAGGGCGCCACGGTGCTGTGTCTGCCGACCCGCTACGAGCGCCAGCACCCGCACCGCTACGCCCGCGACCCGCGCACCCAGGAGGGCGAGCTGCTCAACCCCCAGCGCTACCCCGAGGCGACCGTGCAACGCCTGGAGAAGCGCCTCGGGCCGTACGGCGCGGCTGCGCAGCTCCAGCAGCGCCCCGCACCGGCCGAGGGCGGGACGTTCAAGAAGGCGTGGCTGCAACACTACTGGACGGTGCTCCCGCCCGGTGGGGTGTTCACGATCTCCGTAGACTGCACCTTCAAGGACACCGACGGCTCCGACCTCGTGGCGCTCCATTGCTGGTACGAGTGCGACGGGAAGTTCTACCTCGTGGACAGGTGGACGGAGCGGCGCGACTTCAACACCACCTGCAACGACCTCCTGATCTTCGCCGGGCGGTGGAAGAAGGCTACGGAGAAGCTCGTCGAGGCGAAGGCCAATGGCCCCGCGGTGATGAACGCGCTCGAGCGCGTCATGATCGGTCTGACGGGCATCGAGCCCGAGGGCGGCAAGGAGTCGCGCGCGCACTCGGTCGTTCCGCTCTTCGCGGCGGGCGATGTGCTCCTCCCGCACCCCGAGCGCGCGGAGTATCCCGACGGCCGCCGCGGCGCCGAATGGGTGCGCGGTGGCGTCAATGATCTCGCGCTCGACGCGGCCGAAGGCTCGTACGAGCACACCATGCTCTCGTTTCCGAAGGGGTCGCACGACGACGACGTCGACGCCACGACCCAGTACCTCAACCACGCCGCGGGCGACTTCGCCGCGCGGATGATCCACGCGTTCAAAGGGAGATGACGGATGTTCGAACATTTGACTGCCGCCGCCGTGCGGATCGACTCGTGGTTCAACGCGCTCACGAAGGTGGGCCTGGACTACAACAAGACCGCGTTCTCGTTCGTGCGCGCGGGGCGCATCGACGACACCACGTTGGAGGGGCTCTACAACGAAGATCCCTTCGCCGCGCGCATCTGCGACGCGTTCCCTGAGGAGGCCACCCGCCAGGGCTTCACGCTCAAGCTCGGGTGCGCGGAGCACGAGACCGCCACGATGGCCCGGCTCGACGCGCTCGGGGCCGTCGAGAAGCTCAAGGAGGCATGGACCTGGGCCCGCGTCTTCGGGGGCGCGGTCGTGTTCGTCGGCGCTGATGACGGTCTGCCTGCCGACCTCCCGCTCAACGAGGGGCAGATCCGCAGCGTCCGGTTCTTGACCGTGCTCGATCGGCGCGACCTCCAACCGCAGACCTGGTACACCGACCCGCTCAACCCGCGCTTCGGTTCGCCCGAGACCTACACGTTCACCGTGTCGGGCGGCGGGGGTGGCACGGACAGCCGCACCGTTCACCAGTCGCGGCTCATCCGCTTCGACGGGGCGCCGGTCACGCGGCGCGAGCGGCTCCGAAACAACTGGTGGGGCGGCTCCGAGCTCAACCGCACGTTCACCGCGCTTCAGCAGTTCAACGGGGCCTATGCGAGCAGCGCGACGCTTCTTCAGGAGGCGTCGCAGGGCGTGCTCTCGATCAAGAACCTCTATCGGCTCTTGGCGCAGGACAAAGACGACACGCTCAAGAAGCGCTTCGAGGCCATGGACATGGCCAGGAGCATCGGCCGGAGCGTGCTCATCGACGCGGACGGGGAGAAGTACGAGCGCATCGAGTCGAGCGCGTTCAGCGGCCTCCCCGACACGGTCGACCGCTTCATGTTCCTGCTGGCGGGCGCGAGCCGCATCCCGGTCACGATCCTCATGGGGCAGGCCCCCGCGGGCCTGAACGCCACCGGGGACTCGGACATCCGCACCTTCTACGACCGCGTGCGGGCTGCGCAGCTCACCGCGCTCAAGCCGCGCCTCCTGCGCCTCGTGCGGCTCTTCCTGCTCGCGCAGGACGGCCTGACGCGCGGCCAGCTCCCGCCGACCCTCGACGTGGAGTTCAACCCGCTCTACCAGATGACCCCGAAAGAGCAGGCGGAGCTCCGCAAGCTCGTCGCCGACACCGACGGCGTCAACATCGACAAGGGCATCGTCACGGCCGAAGAGGTGGCGCTCAACCGCTTCCGTCCGGGCGGGTGGTCGATGGAGACCGTCATCGACCTCGACGCGCGGCGCGCAGCCCAGGCGGCGGATGCGTCGTCCGCGGCCGAGGGCGACGGTGGCGCGGACGGTGACCAGACCGAGCGCATCGCGGCCATCGTGGCGAAGGTGGCCGGGCGCGAGCTCCCGCGGGCCTCGGGCGTCGCGCTGCTGGTGTCGTCGCTCGGGATGCTCCCCGAGGATGCCGAGAGCGTGATGGGCGAGACGGGCCGGTCGTTCTTCACGAAGCCCGACCCCGCGGCCACCACGGAGCTCGACTCCCTGCGCGAGCAACACGCGGCCCTCCGGAAGTCTCACCAGGGGACGCGCCAGATGCTCACCCGCGTGCTGGAGAAGAACAAGCGCGGCGAACTCGTCATCGGGAGTCCCATCGCACGGGCCCCGACCGCGACCGAAGAGGGCGATACGCTCGAAGAGGGCGACGTGGTGGCCGTACCCACCGAACCGAAGACGGACTCGCTCGACGAGACCGGGGCCCCGCCCGTGGCCATCGTGCTCCCGCTCGGATCGCTCTCCGAGGAGGCGTACGCCATGCTCGGCCCGACGGCGCTCCGTGCGGCGGATCTGCACCTGACGCTCGCGTATCTCGGGCGCCGCGTGCTCACCGACGACGAAGCGAACGCCCTCGTGCGAGCGCTCAACCGCTGGGCCGAAGGTCTCGCGCCCATCCCGGCGCTGCTCAACGGCGTGGGGCGCTTCTCGGGCGAGGGCGACGACGGCGACCCCGTGTACCTCTCGGTCGATGCACCGCGCGTGACGATGGAGCGGCCGTCGCTCCTGGCCGTGCTCCGCGACGCGGGCTTCCGTCCGGTGATGACGCACGGGTTCGTCCCGCACGTGACCATCACCTACGTCGCGCCCAGCGAGCCGACGCCGCTCGTCCGCGTGAAGCCCATCGAAGTGCGGTTCACGTCCGTTGCCCTGTGGGCCGGGAGCCGCCGCGTCGAGGTGCCGCTCCGCTCGGACTACGACACCCCGGAGCCTGCGTTCCGTGACCCGCCCTCGATCGCGCAGGACGGTGGCGTGCGATGAGGCGCCGCGACTCCCCACCGCCCGGGGCCGCGCGCCCGCTCTGGCAAGAGCTCGTGATCGCCGTCGCGCCGATCATCACCACGGCCGTCTGCGACGGCGTGAAGGACTGGATGAAGCACCGCCGCGAACTGCGC